GACGGGATCTACCAATATCCAATGGATAGTATGCCAATGCTTAACGAGTTCAAAGAGCAAGCAAACGCTCTAGTGTCGCAGTTCGCTGCTGACAACAATTGGATCGCTAGTTTGGATTCTCAAATAGAAGCACAGAAAGCTCAACCTAAAAACGTGGAGGACTTTGAGTCTCCAGAAATAACTGTTGATACTACTGTGGAACCAACCCCTGAACCTGATCCAATACCTGAGCCAGTTGAGGAAGACACTTCAGAAGCGGAAGGTGATGCTGATGGCAGCGAAGAAGAAAGCTCAGAAGAAGCCGAAGCCAAGTAATCCTTCTCTTTGGTCAAGGGCGCAGTCCGAGGCCAAGAAAAAGTACAAGGTTCACCCTTCAGCTTACTCTAACTCTTATGCCGCTAAGTGGTATAAGGAAAAGGGAGGTAGGTGGTCGTAATGGCTTACTCTGGTGGTCTGCGCCGCTGGCACAAGGAGAAGTGGAAGGACGTTAAGACGGGCAAGGAGTGTGGGCGCTCTAAGGGGGAGAAGCGTGGAACACCATACTGCCGACCGTCTAAGCGTGTGAATGCTTCTACCCCAAAGACTAGCGGGGAGATGTCGGCTGCTGAGAAGAAAAAGAAGATAGGAGAGAAGAAGCGTCTTGGTCAGCCAGCGGGGAAGCCGAGGAGAGTTACGAACACTAAAAGAAAGAAGACCTAATGTGTACCAACAAAGACTGCTTTGAGGATACTTGCAAGGGTGAATGTAGTAAGAGTAAATAACTGGCCCAGATATTGTTGTTTATGAATATTGCCACATATTTAAAGAAAGTGCTACAATGATCCCGCCTATGGCAGATGATAATAAAGACCAACAAGTACAGACTGCTGTGCAGATTCTGTTTAACGCTGCGGCTCAAGCAAGACTAACTGCGGCAGAACACGATCAAGTTAAGCAAGCAGCTCAAATAGTTGCTTCCGAGCTAGGGCTTACAGATGGCCCTGCTCCAGAAATAGAAATGCCTGACTCAGGGGAGTCTGAAGGGTAATGGATGAGAGCTATAGACGACATAAAGGTCTTCGCATCTGCGGGGCTTGGTATAGGAAACTGGATGCTTCAAATAGATATTCTACTAAAAGTAGCCATTAGTGTTGCTACACTCGTCTATATTATACTCAAAATATTAAACCTACTGAAATCAAAATGAAAACATCATTAAGTTGTGTGTTACTAATCGGGGTATTATTCGGGCTAACGTCTAATGCCAGTGCAAGTAGTTTATTTGGGGCAGGGTTAAAACCTACCCCTAATGTTAAACTGTTCGGGCAAAAGCTTAGCTGGCCGATTCCATCTCTTTGCTTAGGTGCAAAAGCTGGAACTGTTCCAGATGCTAAAGTTTCTCCTGAAGGACTTTTCTTTAAAGTTCCTTACTTAGCCATTGACGTTCCTTTCCCTTCATTAACTCTTACAAATAAAGTAGGAACTACTGTTGTTAAGTTAGGAGCAGTTGAAGTTAATGAACCTAAATCAAAAAATCGTAAGAAGAAATGATTAAATCAAAAACGTTTTGGACTGCTGTTACTGGAGCAATTGCTGGGGTCGCTGGTTATTTTACTGGTGAACTTGAGTTAGGTGCTGCTGCAAATGTTGTTATAACAAGCTTGCTTGCTTTGTTCTTGCGCCACGGCGTAAAGAAAGCGGAGAAGGCTGCAAACGGGGAAGCTTAATACTGTTAAAGTGTAATGGGCATCCTTAAACTGATAGCCTCTTTAATCAAAGCCGTCCCTATATTGGGGCGGCTTTTTCTAAAGGTAGATGAATTCCGAAAAGAAAGAAAAGCTCAGAAGAGATATGAAGAGAAACTTGATTTTATCAATGATGCTGTTGATAAGTTTACTGAATCAGGGGTGTGCGACGACGAAGCTGAACAATGTGGAAGAGATGGTGGAACATCCTCAGTTTCCAGATGCTGCAAAAGCGGCCCCAGAGTGGACAAAGGCAGTACTCAAAAAATTAGCAAACCTAGAGTATCAACTAGAAAAAAAGTAAAACTGGTTAAAAAGAAAACAACAAAGAAGAAAACTCAAAATGGCATCAAAGAAAAAAGATCCAAGACTAGCAAAGGTGGGAGTAAGCGGGTACAACAAACCAAAAAGAACACCGAACCATAAAACTAAATCTCATGTTGTTGTTGCGAAAGATGGTGACAAGATAAAGACAGTGCGATTTGGGCAGCAAGGAGTAAGTGGTGCGGGTAAAAACCCTAAATCTGCTAAAGATAAAGCTAGGAAAAAATCCTATTACGCAAGGCATAATGCTCAAGATAGCAGCCCTTCAAAATTAAGTGCTAGATATTGGTCGCATAAGGTTAAATGGTAATGATCTTATAAAAGAAAAGTGGCAAAAAGAAATCCGTTTAAGTCCCCTAAGATTAAAGTGGGACGGAAGTTAAGCCAATTTTTCCGCTTGTCGGAGCGTTGGATATTATCAGGTCGGAACTCATTTCACCAATCAAAGCGTAACTCAAAGAGTCAAAGCTGTGCTTATTGTCGTCAGATGTGACGTACTGGCCAGCGGACTTTCCCTTTCTTAAAAACTTTAACATTTCGATTGTTCGTTGGCAGTGTGCGCTAACATGTAATCGGTTTTGCATTAATAAATCCTTTATTAGTTTTACTCTCTGCCTGACTGATCCACTGAATTTAGGCGCTCCTATTAGGTTTATTTTGCCATCACTTGCAGCAGCTATAACCCTATGGTCGTATGTGTTTGCAGATGCTCTGTACCTAATCATTGATGAGTTGTCTGACCAGTGAGTCCATCTAACTTGGTTTCCAATATACTCCTCTAGCTTTTCTATCTTATCAAGAGCCTCCCCAGCAAAGTCTTCTAAGCTTACGTCTGCGTGTAAAACTACTAACTCATCCAAAACCGACCACCTTATACCGTTAACCGTTTCTATCTTTTCCATAATATGGAAAGCATGATTTCTGTCTCCTAAATCCCAGCCTCCTATAAGTTCAGTGCATCCATCTGATGGAAGAATAACTTCCCACTCATCTTCTATTGGGCTTTCCACATCCCCGATAACATGGATATCTGGTTTAAACACTTTCCCAAAGTGAGAATCGGTGCTGCTTGCAGTCCACTTTCCTAAGACATATCTGTCGTACATTTCTGGGTCTCCCCTAAATGTTGCTATCAAATCTTTTTTATCCCATTCAGATAGGTATGGATTGTCGTGAATCATTGATTCTATGATTGCAAATTGACTGGCGTATTCAGGGTCTGGATGGTCTTCTTTACTTGGATCGTCATACCACAGCTTGTATATCCATGAGCTTGTTCCTTCTTCTGCTGGGTTTGTATCTCCTATCCACTGATGTCTACCGTAATCTAATCCGGGTAAACGTAACTGTCCTTTACTGATCGTAAACACACAGTTGTCTTTAAAGTTTGAAAGTTCTGAGAAGAATATCATAGAGAACCGAGTGCCTTTAATCTTCTCCTCGATATCATGGTCGTTATCTAGTGAATGTAGTTGTATTTCTGTTTCGTTTCCGTGGATGTTTGATATCCTCATGTAGTGCATTTTAGTTACACCATCTACTTTTGGTGGGACTGTAAGTTCAAATCCTTCAAGGTTCTCAACCCATTCTGGAATAATAATATCTATTAAATCACTCCACACTCCAGACTTTGCGTTTCTGATTGTTTTACAAAAGATTCCGACTCGACCACTCTTGGTCTCCCAACAGTGTCTCATTAATCTATGTAATACTCCTATAGTCTTACTGGAGTAGCGAGGGCCACTCACAAGTAGGTATCTTTTGTTGCAGTTGAATATTTCTAACTGTTTAGGGCTTATTGATGGATACCAGTAGCCACTAGCGTCTAACGGCATATGTGTGCTAATGTAAACGAATAGAGGGCATTATGGCAAATCAAGTTACTATAGACCTAAGTACACCAGAAATGAGGGAAGCCTTAGCTGAGTGTGATCCCGGCGAAACTCATTCCTTAACTATGGAGATTACCGTTGAAGAAAAGAACGGCTCTTTAATTGGAGTAGTTAATCCTCAGAGTATTGAAAAATATGGAGAAGATTACGAAGAAGAGGAAGAAACTTCAGAAGATGTTGAGGGGGATGACAGTGAAACACCTAAAGCAATTGCTATTCTTCTGAATAAGGGTGAAGCCTGAGATAACAATAACTGATAATCCTGACTGTACTTTGAATTTGGATTTTAGTTTGAATGGCTGTTCTCCGTCTAAAGGGAACGGCCTTCGCAGTTTAACCTATTTTGATAAAGTTACTAGAGTCGGAGACTCTTTTGTTTATGTTAAGGTCTGGAAAAAAGTCCCGCGAGCAGTCAGAGATAGAGTTGTGTTAGAATATAACAAGCAACGGCTAATGGAAAATAGCCCTAAAATAGTCTAATGATTGATTTAAATGTTTTAAATAAGCGTGGTGTAACCACAGACAATCTCAAAAACATCTTCGGAGGAGAAGACCGAGATGTCCCAGATGATGCTATGCCTCTTCTGGATAAGATTAGAGATAGAGTAGATGATGGGTTACAGTGGTGCATAAAGAATCATAAGATCTATCATGCTTTAGACCTAGCTTGGGATGCTCCATTTAAACAAGTAAGCCCGACACTTGCTAACTCAATTCTAAATAAAGACTTAGATGATGAAACTGTAACTAATGCAGTAAATGACTGGGGTTTGACTTCAATGCTTGAAGAGGTTGAAGATTCAAAAGGGACTAAGAAGGCTTTAAATATACCAGTATTTTTTAATGTGTTTGTTCCTATTGTCCGAAGCTACGTTACTATTCGTTGGGCAAGAATGTACAATGATCGCAGACAGTACCCTTTGTTTAAGTATGAGATGGGTAAACATACTACTGTAAACAAACTAAGAGAGGAGATAATTACAGATAGGGTTCAAGCTATTACAAATAGCTATGGTTACAACGAAGTCTTGAAGCAAAGTATTTTTCAGATGTTGCATTATGGGTGGTGTATGCAATTCCCTCAAGAAGAATGGCATTCAGAAAAGCAAGTATCTATCAATTCGGATGGAGAAGAAAAGGAAAGGTATGTTCGTGAAGGTATAAGATACCACATGCCTCACCCAAGTAGAACGTTCTTTGACCAAGCTCACAGGCCAACAACTTTTAACACTGATTCTGGTTGTTCTTTTGCTGGTTACTGGAGGATTATGCGTTACGGTGATATCAGGACAAACAAAATGTTTTGGAATACTGATAAGATTAACTATGGAAAAACTTCCGACTTACTTCAAAGCGCAAAAACTTATCTTGAATTAGTATCTCCATGTACTATGGAGTTTCCGTCTAGCTCTAGAGGGGTTGGTCTTTTGGATAGAGAGAAAGAATTAGATAGATATTATAGCAAAGCTGAAGATGACAAAGCTGTACTCATTACTGAATACTTTGAAAAGATCATTCCATCTGAGTATGGCCTTGGTGATTATGATCATCCTGTATGGTTTCGTTTCTGTCTTGCTAATGATGATACTGTCTTACACGCTGCTCCGATTCCTTATTGCCCAGTTGTTTACTATGCTTATGACCCGGATGAAGGCCGTTCAATTAATGCTTCATTAAGCATGGAGATTGTTCCGTTTCAAGACCAGATCGGAAACCTCTTAACCCAATACCTCTTGTCAGTTAAGCAAAACCTAGCAAATATTACGTTTGTAGACACAGATCAAGTAAGTGGCGATGTAATATCAAAACTTCAAAACTGGGGTGAAAAATTATTTAGAACTTTAAACTTTTTACCTTTTAGCTCTAGGCAGCAGAAGTTTGCACAGACAGATGTTCGTGAAGCCTTCAATAGTGTTAGGTTTACATCGCTTGATACTAACGGAATTGTTGGGGCAATGCGTCAGGTAATTGATATGCTTGAAAGATTGCTTGTTATTTCAGCACAAGAGATAGCTCAGGTTGCAAGCCATGAACAAACCGCAGAAGAAGTTAGAACAATAGCTTCAACAACAACAACTAGGTTGGCTTTTACCGCTACTGGAGTTGATGACGCTATGAATGCTTGGAAAGAGCAACTTTATAAAGGGTTAATGGCTTACGGGGAAGATGAAGTTTACGCTACAATTAACTCTCAGAACACTGTTGATGCACTAAATGAATTAGGATTTACCGTTACCGAAAAAGATGACGATAGGTCAGGATCTGTTCGTGTTAAAGGACAGAAGACTGCCCTTGATCTTGAGTCTATTGGTTCTTACAGGGATGCTTTAGATAGGGTTTCTGACAGTGCTATGGCTAATGCCTTATCTCAGCTTTATCAAGTAATAATAGGAGATCCAGAAGTTCGACAAACGATTGGTATCGATCAAGTGCTTGATGTTATTAATCAGATGGGGAATATGATGGGACTTCCTAAAGATTTTAAACTACAAAAAGTTTCTGAAGGGGGAGAACAGCAGCAAGAACAAATGGTTCAGATTGCTGAGCAAATAAAAGCATCCATTATGGAGGAAGTTAGTGGAACTATTCAACCTTTGGCAGAAAATACTCAGCAGAACACACAAGCAATTAATCAGATATTAGATGCGCTGCAACCTCCGCAGCCGCCACAACAAGAACAGTATGATTCAAGTGTCCAAGTCCCCGGTGGAGGACAGCAAGTTAATCCAACTCCAGAGTTGGCTGAGACAAGATGAGGCTTCTTTCTTTAACAAACTAATACATCAAAAGATCGCCTCACTACAAGAAGAGTCCTCTCGTTTACTTATTGAAGCAAATGAGGATGAAAGAAAATTAGGAGAGGCTAGGATTTTATCCCATCAAGCATGGGATTTAAAAAAAATGTTAGAGCTTATAGATTCAATTAAAAAGGGTGACTATAATTTTTTGTACACTGAAATAAGTGTAACGGAAGAACTGTTATGGCATCAGAAATAATAGATCGGCAAGTGGAGTTGCAATCTCCACCTAAATTCATGTCCGTTGTTTCAGCAACGGAAGAGAAACAACAAGTCAATCCAGATGGAGATCCACTGGGTGCAATATCAGGACAGTACGTCAACAACACTGTCCCTGCTTTTCAAAGAGAGGAGTCTCCGCCAGAGCAAGCCCAAGAAGATTCACCAGAAGAGTCAATACAGGAGGCTCCAGAAACAGAAGAAAGCAGAACCCCTTCTGAGGAAGCAGCTTCTAAGATGATGGAAAGGCTTGGGTTTAAAGAGCCAACTCAAGAAGAGGAGCGAACCGAAGAACCTGAAGCTTCTAATGAGGAAGTCGTATCGGATAATGAGACAGAACCAGAAGAAAAATCTGAAGATAAACCTAAGAAGCCTAGAAAGAAGAGAGCTAAGAAGAATTTCGACACAGAAGATATTAAGGACATTATCAGAGAGACAGCTTCATCTGTAGCTAATGCCGCTCAAGATTCTCCTCGCGTTGAAGATAAAGTAGAAAAGCCTAAAGCAGATGAGATCGAAGTTCTTAATAGTGCTGATCTTGAGGTTTTTTCTGAGATGGAATCCAACCCTAAGTACAAGGGTATTAGGTCTAAATATAAAGAGTATCTTGTAGAATTAAACAATTATAAACGTCAGTGGTCTTCTGATAATCCGGGTGTTAGGTTTGATGCTACAGATGAAGAACACTCAGATTTTATTGATAGTTCAATGCCAGAGTTTGACGATTCTGATTTTGATGATGCAAGAATACAAGCGAGAGCTAAGAAGATTGTTGCCGAATCTGAGCAGCGCTATAAGTCTGAGTTAGAATCAATTAAATCTCAAGTTACTGAGACTCAAATAAAAGATGAGTTGAATGCGGGTACTACTGAAAGTATTGCTGCTGTAGTTAAGTCAGTAGGGGATGAATATCTCAAGGTAGTCCAAGAGCAAGGAGGAGACGCTCTTAAAGATACTGACCCTATTGCTCACGATGCTATTAATAACGTTATCGGAAATAGCGAAAAGCATCTCTATGAACTTGAAAAGCTTTCACACAAAGAACGTAGGTTTGGCATTGATATAAATAATCCTGTTCACAAAGAGATAGTGGATTATGCCCTTGGGAAAGAACAAGAGATTGCATCATTACCCTCATCTCAAAAGAATCATAACGGAAAACAGTTTGCTACTACTGAAAGGTGGATGTCTATGAGTCCTCAACAAAGAGAGCAGCATTGGAGGCTAGAGCCAAGCCACATTAAATCAATGTATGTGAACGATCTTGGCCAAACAGTTAACAATATAATTAAAACTGAAAAAGAAAAATTGGATCGTTATTCAAAGTTTGTGAATGGGAAAAAAAGTTCCCCTAAGAAGAAATCTCAAACTCAACCTTCGGCAAGTAATACCAATAATAAACCATCAAGTCCTAGTTTATCTGGAGGAACCCATAACGTATCTCCATCTGGTGAAACAGGGGATGTAAATGTTGATAACCAAAAAAGTTTAAAAAAGTTTCTTTGGGGGTGATATAATAGATTAACTCTTTTTACGGGAGGAAAATATTATGGCAACTGTAAAATATACTGCAACTAACGCTGCGATCACTACAACTAACGTGACCCCAGCTAATCCGCATGGCGGCTTTGGTACTGACCAAGCCAACATCATGTCGGACTCAAAGTGTAACGCTTCCGCTGCTATCTGGAACAGCTACAACACTTGCGGCACGATAACTAGGTCTAACATTGGCCTCGCAACCCCAGCAGACCTTGACAACATCTTTAAGGACACTGCTGGAAACTATCGTGATATGAACCACTTACTCACAGCACAAATGGAGCTGAAGACTTGTGGTCAACGTCAATACGGAATGTATGATTGGCTAATGAGTTCAGCTAAATCTGTTGGGAACTTAGTGAACACTAAGACAGTCCAAGGAGGATCTAGTGAAATTGACCCATTTATTCTTGCTTCTCAAAAAGACATTATTAAGGACAACTACTGGAGAGTGGAGCGTATCTACACTTCTGGTGCTGCGGGCAATAAATACAAGTCTATTAATGCCAGCAACGCTTTAGTTGCGGAACATGCTGATGGGCAGTTAATTGCTACACCCGGCGGTGATTCGGATAACTACAACATCTTAAAGCTTAAAGCTCCAACCAACGGAAATCAGCCAATTACGGCGCAGTATTTCCCTAAGGGCGCTCATATATTCATGTTTGCTAAAGACACTAGCGGTAATTCTTTCCGTTTAGAGTTTGAGGTTATTCAGTCTGTTGGTGGTAAGTGTGCGCATGGCAACCTTGCTTATATTTCTTCTGATACTGAATTCGTTGATGTTGAGGTTAAGATTATTGGCGGTTATGGCAATGGTGCTGCTGTAACATGGGACGCTGATATGGGTTCTGGTACTTCAAAGGAGGTATCTAAAGCTAACACAGCATTGGTTGTTCAAGGTGTAAATAATGTTAATGACTTTGAGAGATGGTGTGAAAATCGCCCAGCCCTCAACACATTGAAACACGTTCCGTTTTGGTATCAAACAAGCCGTTACACAACATGTGTTGACCAATTCTACAAGGAGTGGTTAGAGAAGATGATGGCCACAAACCAATTCTTCCAGAAGTTCGGTGACGTTCCTTTAGCGGAAAGAAACCGACAACTTGGTTTACAATTCCAAAAAGAATGGGTTAATGCATTCTTCTGGGGTCAACCAATCTCAAGTAACCAGACTCTTTCTGGGTATAAGAACCTTGATCAAATTAAGAGTTATCCGGGCGTTGATGGAACAAACCCAAGTGAGATTACCTCTGGACTTGAGCAGTCGTTTATTGGTTATAAAGCAAACTCAGTTGGTGTTTATCGCCAACTACAAGATTGTAACCGAGTGTTTGACAAGCAAGGCGCTCAGCTAAACCTCGAATCAGACTTGTTTAACAAAATCTTTGATCTTGTTCGTTCTCGAAAAGACCAAGGCAAACCAGCCGATAGTGTTGATGTGTTTACTGACACTAAAACCGCTCGCGCAATCTTCAAGGGGATGATTCAATACTATAAGAATGAGGGTCTTGATAATGTAAATGCTGACATTGGTTCATCTAATCTGTTTGGCGGGTTCTACACCCAGTCTTATATGCTGCACAACCCTGCTGGCGTTCAAATGAACATCATTACCAATGAGTTCTTTGATGATATGCTCACTACGGCAGAAAATGTCGATGGTGTTCATAGTGGAGTTGCTGCTAAGAAGGGATCTCAAGGTCGATTCTTGATGATTCTTGACTTGGGTGGTGGTGTTTATCCGGGTATTCTTGGTTCAAACCGCAAGGTGCATACCACTGGAAACTTAGATGACTTGTCTAAAGTGAACAGTGACTACGCATGTGTAATGGAAAACCCAACTAGAGAGATTACACTTAACTCTCAAACTTGGACTGCCATTGTGGAGTGTCCTAGCGATAACTTGGTTATTGAGAACTTTGATAACCAGACACCGCTACACGGTAACTAATAATTAATCACCCAGAATAACTGGGCCAGATATTACAAAGGGGGCAGTTGTCAAGACTGCCCCCTTTTTTGCTATACTACATTTGCTATGGCTGCTAAGTCTGTAAAATATTGGAGTAAGTCAAACCTATCAAATGCTATTCCTTATAAAGGGGAGTTTGTTAATTTTGAAGAGTTAGTTGATACAGGGGTAGGATATCTTGCCACTGAAGAAAAAGAGTTAAATGAATTTTTAGAGTCTAATCTTGGTTCTTACGGTTTAAGGTCTTTAAGTAAAGGCGAGTATGAGGAATCAAAAAAAAAGACGCTCTCCTCAGGATCAAAAACAAAATGGCGGGAGGAAATTGGGGGCAGTCATCCAGCACCAGACACAGTAACACCACCCGCTCCCCCCTCGTCAGGACAAAAGGCTGCAACTGCGGCTAACCCAAAAGAAACTGTTTTTTCTAAAACAGAGAAAGAGGGAAGTTTACCAGAAAACTATAAGCCCAAGGCTGGAAAAAGGCAGAGTAAATGAAGTATAGGAAATTAGTTGAAGAACTGAAAGCCGACATCTGGCCTGAAGGTTTGCCAGAGAATATATCTGGCCCTGCGTTAAAGAACGTTACTTCTGGGTTAGTTCATATACAGAGGTATGTTCCGTGTTTTCAGACCAAAAACATTAGTCGGTATCCTCAGTGTTCAACTTATTTCCAAGCTGGCAAAACTGTAATTGACGCTCCTAAGGGGAGAATAGGAAAGGTTTACACAATACAATCTGGTGACGAAGACTATCCAGCGCTTTTTAAACAGACAACCAAGACAGATGTAGACTGCCATTCTTTAGGTTATTTAAAAACTGTATTTTCTCCAGAAAACAAAGACTATGAAGCATTGCCTTTAGGGTTTAAATACCCGGAAGGATCAAGTGATTACGAAGCAAATGGAACCAGTAAACATTACCGCGCTGTAACTGGTAGGTGGGCTTTAGATAAAGGCAAGCTTTGGGTTTCTCCTTGGCTTAACTCTAACGAGATACTTGTAGTGGAGTGGGAGGGATTGCAGCAATCTTATGGTGACGACGATATTGTTCCTGACGATTCAGACTTCCTTCGCGCATTGAAGCTGTATGTCCACAAAGAATACGCAAGAGATTTTGATAACGATTACGAAAAGTACAGATTCCTTACTCTTGAATTTAATGATGCTATTGGTGATTTAATATTTGAATGTACCAAGCAAAGTGAGCTTAAATCATATCCTCATTGCCAAGAGGCGTTTGATATTCTTGCTGAAAGGCGCAACGAAAAAGCCAGTGAACAAACAACTGCTGAAGCTGAAGCTGTTACTGAACTTGTGTTTGCTCAGATAGGAGACTATGGTGCATCCTCTGGCACTGGTGATTACGATGGAACCAAAGCTGCTGATGTGTCCACGCTTGTGAAGAGCTGGGTTCCGTCATTTATTATCACTACTGGAGATAACTCTGGAGATGTGGATGGAACTGATATGGATGCTGGCGAGAACTATTACGACAGTGATGTCGGAAAACATTATAGTGATTTCATTTTTCCTTTTGGTGAGAACCAGTCTTCTACATACACATCAACCGCAAAAGAGAATAAATTTTTCCCAGCTATAGGAAACCATGATTACGTTGAAGGGACTAATTTAAGTGCATACTTATCCTATTTCACGCTTCCGGGTAACGAAAGGTTTTATGACTTTAAGAAAGGCGGTATACATTTCTTTTGTGTGAATAGTGGGATAAACACAAGCGGCGTTGCTAAAGAACCAGAAGTTTTAGCTGGTGCTTCAACTCAACATAGAGCGGAAGAGTCGTCTTTAGGCGATTGGTTGGCTAGTGGTCTTAATAATTCTGACTCACACTGGAAAGTTGTTTATTTTCACCATGCCCCTCATACATCAGAGACAACAAAAGCTCCCGGTTCTACTGTTATGCGATGGGATTATAAATCTTTAGGTGCTGACGTTGTTATAAGTGGCCACTCTCACAGTTATGAGAGATTGAAAGATTCAAATGATTTTCCTTACATTGTTAACGGGGCTGGAGGTTCTCCTTTAAGAGCATTTAGCAGTAGCCCTAACCTTGCCACAGGAATAACTAGCGTTAAGAAGTACAACACTCTTCACGGCGCGTTAAAAGGAACTATGTCTGGGGATAATTTAAAGTTTGAATTTATTTCCACAGACGGAACTGTACAAGACACACTTACACTAACAAAAGCAGCTAACGCAGCAGAAGTAACTTACTCATAATGGATTTCAGTAAAGTAAAAACCGAAGGATGTTTAAATAAAAAGTCTGAATCTAATTCAGTAATTTCAGATGATTACAAACCAACAACAACCGATGACGCTAGATGCTCAGACCCAGAGTTTGCTGCGCTTAACCCAGATCTTTGCAGTGTTGTTCCAGCAATAGAAAAGTTACTAATAAAGCCAGAGACTGGCGCACAAGTTGAAGAGGGGAAATCTATTAGATTTACTGCTAGGCTTGTATTTAAGTTTGGTGGCACAACAAAAGAAAAAGATGTTACTGATTTAGTAAAGTGGTCTTCATCCGACGAATCCACTTTCACTTCTAAAGGTAATGGGCTTTTTAAGGCTTCTTTTGTAGATGCAGATTCTACTGAGGCAGTGTTCGCTGAGTACAAAAACTCTGGCGGCACATATAACGCAAGCGCTTCTGTTACGATTGTAGATGAGTGCAAGCGAGTTGGTAGTGATATTGTTTTAGTAATGGATCGAAGCGGCTCAATGCTTCGTGAAGACACTTCTGGAACAATAAGGATTGATGCTTCTAAAGAGGCGGCAAAATCATTAGTTCGATCAGCTAATATGCCAGACACGCAACAAGAAGGAGATACTACTTTGTTTCCTTTTGAGTTTGA